TGTGCGGCGTGTGCGTGCCGCACCGGGTGATGTCGAATCGCTGGTGCGGCACACCGCTGAACTGGACGGCAAACAGGTCGCCGTTCGCCTGGAACAGGAACCGGGCGCGGCGGGGAAGGCGCTGGTACAGCGGTACATCCGCGACGTGCTGTACGGCTGGGATGTCGTGGGCGTCAGTTCGACGGGCGACAAGATCACCCGTGCGAAACCCGCATCGGCACAGGCGTCTGCCGGGAACATGAGCGTGCTACCGGGCCAGTGGACGAACGCGCTGTTTGACGAACTGGAAGCCTTCCCGGTCGGTCACGACGATCAGGTCGATGCCTTGTCGGGCGCGGTCGATTACTTCGCCACACCGCCCGAATGGGGTGCGTTCTAAGGGGCGCACCCAACCATAGAAGCCGACGACCGTAATCGCCGTTTTTTCACTACCGTTTCATGGATCGTTTGCCGTGTACCGCACGGAACGGTCACATGCAAACGATCCATGAAAAAGTAGGACACCCCAGATGCCGACGATTCGACAGCGGGTGAGTTCAGCATGGCGCGGTCTGCGGTTCGCGGGCGCGTCGGGATGGATGGCAGGCCCGTACGGGCTGTGGCCCCTGTTGTCGTACAACCCCGACGACTATGCCGTGACCATCGACGATCTGCCGTCGTCGTCTGCGGTGATGGCGTGCGTGCAGTGGATCATGCGTACATTCCCGCAGGCGCCAGCGGTCATCCGGCAGATCATCGCCCCCGGTCAGGACGAAGCGGTTGCCGATCATCCGCTGACCGAACTGCTGGCACTGCCGAACCCCTATTACTCAGGTGACCTGCTGATGCAGGCAACGGCGATGTCGTTCTGCATCGCCGGGAATGCGTACTGGCTGGTGATGCGTGACGGGATGGGTGTTGACCGCGAACTGTGGTTCGAACCCCCGGACACGATCAGGCCGCACTTTCCTGAGGACGGTAGCGAGTACATCGACTATTACGAAGTGATGCGGAACGGCAAATGGGACGTACAGGTGCCGCCGCGAGATGTGATCCATTTTCAGCACGGCATCGACCCGACGAATGGTCGGCTGGGCTTCCCGCCGCTTCAGGCGGCGCTCAGGGAAGTGTTCACCGACCAGGAAGCGGCGCTGTATACGTCGTCCCTGCTACACAACACGGGCGTACCGTCGGTCGTCATCAGCCCGACGAACGCCGATGCGCGGGTCAGCAACGAACAACTCGACCAGATCAAACAGTCCTATCAGGAACGGTTCACGGGGGAAAACCGGGGGCTACCGCTGGTGATGCGTGGCCCGACGAAGGTCGATATTCTGACGTTCTCACCTGAGGCGATGAACCTCGACCGCATTCGCCAGTTCTGCGAAGCCCGGATCGCGGGTCTGCTGGGTATCCCCGCCATTGTCGCGGGTCTGGAAGTCGGGATAGAACACGCGACGTATGCCAACTTCAGCGAAGCGCGTCGGCAGGCGTGGGACGATTGCATCATTCCGATACAGACCGCCATCGGCAGGGCGATGACGGTGCAACTGCTGCCGGATTACAGCCCGCCGAAGGGCATGTACGTCGCGTTCGATTACAGCCGCGTGCCGATCCTTCAGGAAGATCAGAACGCGCTGTTTACGCGCATCTCGCAGGGCTACACGGCGGGCTGGCTGAAACGGTCGGATGCCCGTCGGCTGGCGCATCTTCCCGTCGATGATGTCGAGGACGACGTATACCGAACCGACCTCGCGGCACCCGCTGCGGTCCCCGCGCTTCCGTCGGGCAGTGCCAGCGAACCGACGCCAATACGTGCCGCTGGTCAGGGGTTTGCCGTGTACCGCCTGAACGGTCACATGCAAACCCCTGACCAGGCGCATATCGTCGAACCCCTGCAACTACCCGCAGGCGCGACGACGACGCCGACATGGCAATACTGGAACGCCGGGAAGAAAGCGGCATTCAAGGCGCGGGTACTGACGAAGGTCGTCGCTGACCCCGAATGGAAGGCGCTGCGCGATGACCTCGACGGCATCGTCGAGGATGTGACGCCGTCATTCACGGCCGACCTGACGCGGGCATTTACGGCACTGGGAAAGCAGGCAGCGAAGGAAATGCGCCTGCCAGAAAAGAGTGTTGAGAGTGACGCGACGGTCGCGGCGATACAGGCGGTCGATTACACGCTACCGCTGTTCCGCGAAGCATTCGAATCGGCGTACGTGAACATCACCGACGACACCATCGCGGCGATTGCCGACGCCCTCGACACGATACCGACACAGTTGACCCGCAACGACCTGATGCGCGGTCTGCGTTCCGCACAGGCGGCACGGCTGGAATCGCTCAGTGCCGACATCACCGGACAGACGGCCCGCGCCATCGTCGCCGCCGTGCAGGACGGCACCGAAGCGGGAATGAACCCGGTCGCTATCGCACGCCAGATACGGCAGTACGTGTCCGGGTCGCATCTGTACCCGGTGATCGCTGAGGAACGCGGGCCAGCCGCCGCGACAGCGTATCGGGCGACGGTGATCGCCCGCACCGAATCGGCATGGGGCCGGAACCTGTCCACTGTCGCCGCCTACGAATCGTCGCAGATCGTCACCGCCATTCGCGTGTACGACGGCGAAGGATGCGGCTGGTCGTCCCACGATGACAGCAGGAAAGCGAACGGCCTTGTGGTGACGTTCGATGAGGCGCGTCAGACCCCGATCAGTCATCCCAATTGTGTGCGCGGCTTCGCGCCCGAAATCGTCGAGGGGGAATGAATCATGGACATTCAGTACAAAACGGTCGCATTCAAGGCCGACACCGGGCTACAGGACACGAACACCTTCAGCGGGTACGCCAGCGCGTTCAATGTCGCTGACGCAATGGGTGAAATCGTCATGCCGGGTGCATTCAAGAATACGCTGTCCGATTTCCTCGACAGCGGCATCGTCTGCTGGCAGCACGACTGGTCAACACCCATCGGTCGCCCGGTCGAGGCCCGCGAGGACAGCACCGGGCTGTATGTGAAGGCGAAGGTGTCGGAAACCGACGCGGGCCGTGAAGCGATGACCCTGATGCGCGATGGCGTCATCCGGCGCATGTCCATCGGGTACAAGATCAACGGCTATCGCGTCCTGAGTGAAGATGAGGGCATCAGCCTGCTGGGTAAAGATGCGTACTTCCGCGCCCTCAGGGACGTGCCGCCGTGGTCGGAAGGGCTGACGGCCCTGACCGACCTGACACTGTTTGAGTTTTCCCCGGTGTCGGTGCCTGCGAATCGCAGTGCCGTCATCACCGCAGTGAAGGACACGACGGGTTCCGGCGTGCCCCTGCACGTTTCAGTGGATGCCCTGAAACGACAGTCAGCGGAACTGACGACACGGTACGCGCAGATGATTGACCAGCGTGTGAAGGAAGGCAGAACACTGTCGGCGGCAAACCGCCTATATCTGCTGGAAACCCGCGACGCGCTGTCATCGGTCGTCGAACGGTTGACGAAACTGTACGACGACACCGCCCCGGTGGAAAAAGACGCATCGCTCACAGGCGAATGGGTCAACGCCTACCGCCAGCATAGCCAACTGCGTCATGCGATCTTCGCGAACAACTGATAAGGGGGGCATCCCGTGGTAACCCAGATGGGCGAAACACGCCTGAATGAAATCGCGCAACTGCTGAAGGAAAAAAGCGACGAAGTGCAGTCGCTGTACGAAAAGTGCGGCGATGAGGGGCCGCGCCGTGACGATTTCCAGCGCGTCGTCACGCTGAATAAGGAACAGGACGAACTGCTACTGGAACGTAAGGAAATCGAAGATGGGCAGCGCCTGCGACATCTGCATGAGGAACGGCGGGCGACGCTGGAAGAAATCCGGCGCACCGTCCCGTATGCCGCAGATGGCAAAGCGGCGTCGCAGGGCGACCAGCATGACAACAACCCGCGTGAATCGCGGGCCGACCTCATCCTGAACGACCCGGCATTCAAGCAGTGGCTGTCACAGGTGAAATCGGGCGGTGCGATGCGGCAGGGCCGTTTCGGCAATAGCCCGTCGGTCGCGTTCAAGAACCTGATTTCGATGACGAACCCGGCGACGGGCCAGCCGTTCATCAGGCCGCAGTACGACCCGGATGTGGCACTGCCGACGACACCGCTGGGTATCCGCAGCGTCATCACCATCGGTCAGACCAGTGCCGATGTCGTGTCGTGGGTCGCGCAGAACCTGCGTACGAATAACGCGACCGTCGTCGCGGAAGCGGCAACCGCCGCAGGCGCGGTCGCGAAGCCCGAATCTGACCTGGGGTTCGTCGCCCAGCAGACACCCGTGAAAACGATTGCGACATGGATCGCCGCGACCCGGAACGCGATGGACGATATCGCGAATCTGCGGGGCATCATCGACCAGGAACTGTCGGGGATGGTCGAGGAAGAGTTAGAAGATCAGATCATCAACGGTGACGGCACCGGACAAAACTTCCTTGGCATCGCCCATACACCCGGTCTGACGACGCAGGCATTCGATACCGACATCCTGACGACGACACGCAAGGGACGCACGAAGGTTCGTACGGAAGGCCGTGCGGTCGCGACCGCCTACGTTCTCAACCCGGTGGACTGGGAAGCCCTCGACCTGACGATGTCCAGTTCCGGCGTGTACTACTTCGGCGGGCCGCAGCAACTGGGAACCCGCACCCTCTGGGGTCTGCCCGTCGTCGAGTCTGAGTTCATCGCGGCTGGTTCTGCCTGGGTCGGTGACATGCGACAGGCGAAGCTATGGGACAGACAGCAGGCCGCGATTTACATGACCGACAGTCATGACGACTGGTTCACGAAAAACCTGCTGGCGATCCTGTGCGAACTGCGTGCAGCGTTCGCCGTCAAGCGGCCCGCCGCTATCGTCACGATGGATTTGACCGCCGCCTGATGATCTGGGGGGCAGACTCATGCCGACCGTACCGCGTTACCCGCCCGAAGGTATCCCGCGATGCCCGATCTGTGACATGCCGTACCAGATCTGCACGGGGCACGATCCGGGCTGGGACTCATCACCGCAGTATCTGATCGGCGTGCGTTTGCCCCGTCGCGTCCCGGTGCCGATCCGGGGCGCGAGGACGCAGGCGTATCAGTACGCACCACAGGTAAAGGGGGCTGTCATGCCAGAGAAACCCGATTCATCCGCACCGCCGCCGCGATCAGGCGGTGTGCATCGCACCTATCCCGTGCCGACGCCCGTGCCGACGCCCGCGCCGAAGCCCGTGTCGAAGCCTGCATCGAAGCCCGCGCCGAAGGAAGATGCAGCATGAGTACCACGTACCCGCAGTGGGTACTGGACGCGATGAACGAAGTCGAAGCCTTGTGCCCGCCCGACGCGGAACCGAAGCTATCTGACGACGAAATCGCCCGCGCCGTGACGATGAACCAGTTCCCGGCACTCGACAGTGACGACCCGCTTGCTGACCCGCGTGTCGATGTCTATGGGGCGGTCAGGGACTGCTGGGTGCTGAAGGCGGGCAAGGCGGCGGGCGATTACGACTTCGATGAGGCCGGGATGCGCGATCACCCGTCACAGGTGTTCGCGCACTGTATGCAACAAGCCGACCGTTTCAACCCGATTGGCATCGCCTAGACAGACGCGAAACGCCCGCGATTATGGACGATCTTCCAAATGGTCGCCCGACTCACACCAAACCTGAGCGTCAACACGGCGTAACTCATTCCGCCCGAATGGGCTTCGCGTATGGCTTCGACGGTGTCTGCCGAATACTGGGCACGGCGACCGCGTTTCACGACTTCGTCCATGTTGTCACGGTGCGTCCCCAGATGCAGATGATGCGGGTTGACGCACAACCGATTATCGCAGGAATGCAATACCGACATTCCCGCTGGTATCGGGCCGTGATGCAGTTCCCATGACACCCGGTGTGCGCGTTGGCAGTTCTCGCGGTTATTACATGCGCCGTAACCTTCGGTGCTGATAGCCCCGACCCATTCCCAGCACGCAAGCAAGCCACCTGACTGGTCAACACGCGACCAGAAATACTCGGAGAGCGGCACACGGATCGAATCGTTGTAACACATTCTGCTACAGAATCGCCGCTGGCTGTAGTCCGTAAGGGGGGTAGAACATTGTTCACAGAGACGCGATTGATTACGATAGCGGGGCATCCATTCCTCCTACGCAGGATGGGTGTTGCCCCGCCGTCTCACACACGGCGGGGCGTCGCTATTATACCGCATTGCATGATGATGGCAGATCGGTACAACCCGGTGGGCATCGCATGACAGATCGCAGCACATGGATACCGGGCCGCAACACGCAGTACGACGGGACGCAGACCATCACGCGCCGCGAAGAACTGCGGAATCGCCGCATGAACGCGACCGTGTTCATCGAAAAGCGGGTCGGTCTGACCATTGACGGCGAACCGCTGTACGACCCGCCCGTGTCATGTCCCGCGAACATCACGAACCGGATACGTGAAGTCAGGACACTGGACGGTGACGTGCGGTTCGCCAGCGTGCAGGTCATGCTGCTGACGCCCGCACCGGACGTGACGCCCGCAGACCGCATCACGCTGCCAGACGGTAGTCAGCCGCCGATTCTGGCGACGAACCGGGACATGGCACCGAACCCGCTTCAGGCGCTGACGCTGTACACCGAACGCACGGGCTGATATTCAACCGGGGGCATCAGATGCCGACATCGGTCGATTTCGCATGGACACCGAATCTGGATAAGGCGCTGGCGAACGCGGTCGGTGCCGCGCTGTACACCGACGTGGTGAAGAACATCCTGCAACCGTCGATGGCACAGGTGCCCGTCAAAACGGGTGCGCTCAGGCGGTCAGCGATGGCGTCGAAACCCGTGGTCAGCGGCACCACGGTCAGTTGCACCGTGTCGTACGACACCGATTACGCCATCTATGTGCATGAAAACCTGAGCGCCTTTCACCCGCACGGGAACGCGAAGTATCTGGAACGCCCTGCACAGGCGGCATCGGCGGGGATGGCTGACCGGGTCGCGGCGCTGGTCGCGAAGGCGGGTCTGTGATGAGTGTGCTGCACGATCTGGCGGCAGTGGCACAGGACGCGGGATGCGGGACGCCTGCGGTCGATCTGTTCACGGCGACGATGCCCGACGACCCGGTGAACGTCGCCGCGATGCAGCAGTACGGCGGGCTGGCACCCCGGCGCATCGTGCCCTGCAACATCACGCACGAAATCCCCAGCATTCAGGTCGCGGTGCGTGCCGCGACGTATGAGGACGCCGAAGCGCGGGCGTACGCACTCTGGCACGCGCTGACCTTTTCGAACCGCGTCATCAACGGCGTCACCTATCTGGACAGCGCCCCGCAGCAAGCGCCGTTCCTGATGCGCCGCGATGAAAACGGTCGCCCGGTGTGCGGCTTCAACTTGTATGTCGTCTGTCAGCCATCACGCTAAGGGGGAACACTATGTCAGCGCCCGTCATACCCACGCTTGACTGCGGCCCATCGAATGCATGGATTCTGAACGGCACCCGGTTGCTGGTCGAATCGGACGCGACGCCGGGAACCTTTCTCGACATCGTTGAAATCAGCACCTTCGCCTTTCCGGGCGGTTCGGGAAGCGACACCGAAGTCACCCCGGTCAACGTTTGCGACCGATACCGCCGCTACATCAGCGGCCTGATCGACACCGCCGACCTGTCGATGACGGCGAACTGGATACCCGATGACCCGTCGCACGATCACCTGACCGGGTTGCAGTTCATGCAGTCCGACGGCGGGGTGCGGAACTGGAAAATCATTTGCAGCGATAAATCGGGCCTGACCATCGACTTTGTCGGGTACGTGCGCGACTTCACGCCGTCGGGCGGTGCGGGCGGCGATGTGAGCGCCCTCGACTTCACGATCAAACTGTCGGGTGCCCCGGTGTACGACTTCACGACACCGCCAGCCGTGACGCAGAACCTTGACACCCTCTGGGGTCACACGGCGGCGATCAATGCCCGCATCGCGGCACAGGGCGGCGTGCCCGCCGATCAGCCCGCAGCGGCATAAGGAATGAATGATGAGTAGCACGCCCCCGAACGGCACACCGCCGCGCACGACCGACGAAATGTTCCCGAACGCGCAGCGGGTCACCGTCACCGACGGTGTACTGACCAGCAGTGCGCCCCCCACGACAACCCCCGCCCCTCTCTTGTCTGAGACTGACGGTTCGCGCCCGTCAGTCTCACCCCCCACACCCCAGAAAGTGAACCGCGCCGACATCCTGCGGAACGTCCTTCAGACCCGGAAGCGCAAGCGGCTGACGGTGCCCGAATGGGGCGGCGACATCGTCGTCATGGAAATGACACGCGGTCAGCGTGAAGCCCTCGAAGTTCAAGAGGCCGTCAGGAACGATGACGGCACGGTGACCCTGAAGTTCCAGACGGAACGCATTCGGCACTACATCCCCTGCATCCTCGACACCGACGGCGCACAGTTGTTTTCGGTCGAGGACGCCCGGTCAGTGGCGAATATGGGCAACAGCGTCATCAGTCGAATCACGGCGGCGATTGACGAACTGACGACGGGCACACCGACCGACGCACAGGCAGACCGCGAGGCGATGCGCGACCCTACGTGATCGCCCTGTACGACCTCGCATGGCAGTTCGGTATTGCCGATCCGAACGTCCTCATCGACGCCATGACCGAAAGCCAGTTGCACCGCTGGCTGATCTATGTCGGTCGGGTGCGCGATGAGGAACGGCGGGCCGACGCGAGGGCGGCGGCGGTCATCGCGGCGATCTTCGAAGCGAACCGCAACCGGAAACAGCGGGCGAAGCCCTACACGGCCCGTGATTTCGTGCCGAAGTATCCCGACGAACAGACGGTCGTCACCGTCGTCAACCGGACGACAGGGGCATCGGTGCCCGTGCGGATTGCACGAACGCAACCCGCACCTTCCCCTTCCCCGGCACCGATTGGTGAACCGTATGCCGTGTCGCCGTCGCTCGGCGCACATGCATACAGTTCACCACGCCCTGTCCTTTCCGCTGAGGAATCAGCCGCCCGACTGGTCGAACAGTTCAAGCGCGTAGGGGCACGCCAGCGTGGACGCGGGAACCCTGACAATCAAGGCGGCGATTGACTTATCCGGCATCAAATCGGCGCTGGATAAGGCCGAACAGTCGTTCAAGTCGTTCGGCAACGACATCGACCAGCAGTTAGGCAAACTGGGCAAGGGACAGAAGTTCGACATCGACACCAGCCCCGCCGAAAACAAGTTCGCGTCACTCGCGGGCACCATCGGGAAGATCGGCGTTACGACCGCGATTGCCGGGACGACGGCGGCGGTCGTCGGGCTGGGCGCGGCACTGGGAAAGAGTGTCAGCAGCGCCGCCGACTTCGAAACCCAGATGTCGAATATCAAGGCCGTCAGCGGTGCGACTGACACGCAGATGCAGCAGTTATCCGCGACCGCGCTGCGGATCGGGAAGGACACCAGCTTCAGTGCCAGCGAAGCGGCTGACGCCATCGGTGAACTGGTCAAGGCCGGGGTGCCGCTGGAAGATGTCATGAACGGTGCCGCCGATGCCGCTGTCAATCTCGCGGCGGCGGGCGGCGTGTCCATCCCTGAGGCCGCGACGCTGGCGTCGAACGCGATGAACACGTTCCATATCGCCGCGAAGGATATGGGGTCGGTCGTCGATACCATCGCCGGGGCCGCAAACACGTCTGCAATCGACGTGAAAGACTTCGGGTTCTCATTGCAGTCGGTCGGCGCGGTCGCGAACACGGTCGGCCTGTCGTTCAACGATACCGCGACGGCAATCGGTCTGATGGGGAACGCGGGTATCCGGGGGTCGGACGCGGGCACCAGCCTGAAAACGATGCTCATGGGACTGCAACCGCAAACGAAACAGCAGATCGCGCTTTTCAAGCAGTTAGGGCTGATTACTGAGGACGGTTCAAATCAGTTTTTCGATGCGACCGGGAATATCAAATCAATGGCAGACATCGCCGGGACGCTGAAAACCGCGCTCAGTGGGATGACGAAAGAGCAACAGTTATCGACGCTGCAAACCCTGTTCGGCACCGACGCCGTGCGTGCTGCGGCGGTGATGATGGATCAGGGCGCTGAGGGCGTCAACAACTTCACGAAAGCGATGACGGGTATCAGCGCCGCCGACGTGGCGAAAACCCGTCTGGATAACCTGCAAGGGTCGCTGGAACAGATGAAAGGGTCGCTGGAAACGCTGGCGATCACGGTCGGCACGGCACTACTGCCCGTGCTGAAATCGCTTGTTGACGGCGCGACCAGCATCGTCAACGCGCTGATGCCCATCGCGGAAAAAGTCGCCCCGATGATCGCGTCCGGGTTCACCGCCATCGTCAGCGCGGTACAGCCGTTCATCGACCAGATCGCGCCCGCTATCGAAGCGTTCTTCACCAGCGGTGACGCCTCAGCGTTCGCCGCCGACCTGCAAACGAAACTGCAACCGATCCTCGCGGAACTGCCGCCCCTGTTTGACGCGCTGAAGTCTGCGGCCCAGGCGACGATCACCTGGATGCAGACCGACGGCGCACCGATCATTGCCGCGCTGGGTGACGGCCTGCTGAAGATCGCGGTTGATGTCATCCCGCCATTCATTCAGGCGATGACCGAACTGCTGAATGAGGTCGCCCCGACCCTTCAGGCGATCAGCGATCTGTGGCACAAGTACGGCGACGACATCGAAAACTACACCGGGCGCATCTGGAATCTGGTCGGGAACGACATCAAAGTCATCCTCGACCTGATAAAGAACGCGATTGAACTGGTGCTGAACATCGTGCAGGGCGACTGGAAAGGCGCATGGGAAAACCTGCAAGCGATCAATCACGACGTGCTGCAACTGATCCTGAATGAAATCACGACCGTTCTCGACCTCTGGCGCGACGTGTTCGGCGCGTTCTTCGGCTGGATCGGTGACCAGTTCAAGGCGACGATGGACGGGCTGGCGACCATGCTGGGGAAGGCATGGGACGCGATCACCGCCGTGATCCAGACCGCGATTGATGGTATCAAGAGTCTGTTGCAAACGGGCTGGGACACGATCAGTCAGGCGGTGTCTCAGACATGGCAGTCGATTCAGCAAACCCTCGACACCGCATGGAACACGATCACAGGCAAGTTCCAGTCGGCGTCAGACGGCCTGAAAACACTGATGTCGGATACGTGGACGGCGATCAAAACGACGGCGACCGACCTGTTCACCCAGACGACCGATCTGCTGGGGCAGAAATGGGATGCCATCGTTCAGAAGTTCACCGACGCGAAAGCGACGATTCAGTCGGCCCTGACTGACCCGTTCAGCGCCGCGAAAGATGCGCTGGGCGGCATCATGGAAGGTATCAAGAGCGCCATTACGTCGCCGTGGAACAGCGCCGCCAACAGCATCAACAGTTTCATATCCGGGTTCGCGCACGCCGTTGACTGGATTTCCAACAAGTTAGGTGCCGGGGCGCTGATCGGTTCGCCCCCGTCCATCCCGACATTCGCGAAGGGCGGTATCGCACCGGGCGGGCCAGCCATCGTCGGTGAGAAAGGCCCGGAACTGGTCATCCTGCCGAAGGGCGCGACCATTGTGCCCGCGAACCAGACGAAACAGATGCTGGCGTCCGGGGCCGACCTGTCACAGATGCCGCCCGATGTCGCCATCGCCGCATTCAAGGCGCTGACGGGCCAGTCGCCGCAGGGCGCACCCATCGGCACGAAGGGCGTCGGCGGCGGCATCTTCGACGCCATCGGCGCGGGCGCGGAAAAACTGAAGGATGTCACCGGGTCGGCAATGGACGCCATCAGCAGTTTCGTCAAGGGCGGCGTCGGCGCGGCGATACAGGCGGCATTCTCGCAGTTCGGGGTGTCGGCACCGCTGAGTGATTCGTTCCTCGCACCCATCGGCACCGCGATCTTCGGCAGTCTGAAAGATGCGCTGGAAACCGGGCTGACTTCGATCTGGAAAAAGGTCGAGGACAGTTTAGGCGACAGCGATGTCATCAACATGGCCCTTCAGACACCCGGCGAATACATGATGTGTGAAAAGTTCGTCGGTGACGTGATGCAGCGGCTGGGACGGCGGTACTACCGGGCTGGAAGCGCCGAAGAACATAGCAACATGCAACCGCTGAACCCCGGTCTGGGGCCGAAAGGCGCGGTGGTGTTCTTCCCCTGGCAGGATTTGGGACACGTCGCATTCTCAGGCGGCGATGGTCGCTACTTCGGCACCGTGCCCAGTGGCACGGGCTGGTCGTCGGGGATGTCACCGAAGGGCTGGACGACCAACCCGGCAGCAAACGGGGGCGTCATCCGCGAACCCGTGGTCGGCGTCGGCCTCAGGTCGGGGCAGTCGTATTCGTTCGGGGAACGTGGCCCGGAATGGGTCACACCGCAGTCCGGAAACGGCGCTGGCATGACAGGCAACCTGACCGTGAATATTTCGGTTACCCCCCTTCCGGGTCAGGATGCTGAAGCGGTCGGTGCCGCGACCGGACGCGGGTTTTTGAAAGCCGTGAGGGCGGCGGGGGTGAATGTTTGAACGCCCCTTTGCCGTGTAACGTTCGGGCGTTCACATGCAAAGGGGCGTTCAAATGACTTTCGCGACGATGCCAGCCATACCCGCACCGCTGGACACCAGCGACTGCCCGCCCGGTGTGACGACATTGCCGTATCTGTCGGCGCTGACGCACCCGACGACGGGCGTCGTGATGCACTTCGACCCCTATCTGTATGAATCGACATCGGCGCTGGAACGCGAGTCGGTCGCCTATGTCGTGCCCGGTTCTGACAGTGCGATTGACCCGATGGGTGTCGGCGGCAATCCGGTCAGTATCCGCACGCTGACCGTGCAGTTCCTGAGGCCGTACCAGCAGGGTGAGAACTGGACATCGGTCATGTACGACTGGCACCGGATGATCGCGCACGGTCAGAAGATGCAGGCGGAACGGACGATGCCCGACGGCACGAAACAGTACGGCTGGCTGAAGTTCATATCGACGCCTGAGGAATACAGCCTTGACGACAAGGTCGTCGCGACCTACGCCGCCACGTTCCAGTTGAACCCGCCGTACTGGCAGGAAGCGGTGCCGCCTGAAGTCAGGGTGTATGGCAAGGGCGGTCTGATTTACGGGCTGGGTGCGGAAATCTATGGCAGTCAGCCGCGCCCCCTGCCCGCCGCGACGAACACCTTTCAACTGGATGCGCGGGGTGCGACATGGCGCGACGATGCCGCCATCATCACCATCAACGGGCCGTTTGGTGGTGACTCAGGCATCACCGTGCAGAACCTGACCGCGTTCAACGGCAGCGTGCAGAACGCGGCGAATCAGGTGCGGTTCACCCTCAGCCACAACCTGCCGACGGCAAACGATCAATACGTCGTCAAGTGCGGCGCGAACAGCGTCAAGCGCAACGGTCTGGGCGCGTGGGGCGATCTATCACGCCCGTCGAACCAGTTGATTATCTTCCGCATCGAACCGGGGTTCGTGAACCAGGTGCAGATCATCGCCGCAGGCGCGAACCCGCGTGTCGGCGGTAACGCGATGGTGAGATGGGCAAGGAAGTTCGTCTGAAGCTAACTACATGTGTGGTGCATGTGGCGATGGCAGGATGGACAAAGTGTCACGCCGTTGTTCACGTCGTATCGCACGTCGGGGTGTTCTTCCCACGGTTTGATGTGATGGGCGTGCAATAGCGTTCCCTGCCGACCGCACCGCTGACAAGTGTGTTCATCCCGTTCGATCACGGCACGACGCCAGATTTTGTAGTCACGCCGACCCATAGCCCGTGTTCGTGCGCGAACGTCATGCCCGCGATAGAGCGGATGCGCCGCCCCACGTTTCGCTTCGCCCGCGCACTTTTTCGAACAGAACCGCCGACCGCGCCGTGCCTGTGTTCCAGCGACCTGAAACGTCATGCCGCAGTTGGCACAGACAAGAGAAACCGTAGCGTCCCTCGCACGGTCGCGACATTGCACGCTACAGTGGATTGCCGCCCCCTGCCGGACGACGAATGGTATCTGATAGAACACCGCCCCGCATTCTGCACAGACGCAGGCAATGCGCGTTGATCGACGGGAAGCGTTGTGACACGCCGGGGAACAGTAGCGCGAATCTCGCGTTCGCACCTTCGCAACCAGAACCAGATAGGGGATGCCGCAATGCTGACAGCGTCGAGCGACAAGCCTTCCGGGCCATTTCGGGGCGGGCGGCGAAAAAAGGGAAAGCTGGATATACTCAGTCGTCATGGTAGAGGGTTCCTCTCTATCATCAGGCCCGACACGGTTGCTGCCGTGGTCGGGTCGCTTATTGTCGCTCGAAAGTATACCAGAATCGTTAGCAGTGTGCTACAGGCTTCGATGACAAACCCCCCTCAGGTGATAGATGGGGTTACAGAAGTAGAAGCACAGTCCGTAAATAATCCTGTGAACTATATCGCTAACATTTATAACGAACATGTGCAGGGGTTGATTGACCCGCATCCCGGTCTGGCGGTTCTCATCCCGGCGCTGAATGGTACGGCACCGATTGCGTCCAGTTCGACCGATGCGACAACGGCAATGGATCGGTTCGCTGCGGGCATCAGGAAGATGGCTGACGGCACCGCGTCCGGGTCATGGGCGGGTTCGGTCAGTAACCTGTTGTCATCCGCGAACCTCGCGGCCCTCGACCTGCTACTGAAACAGCATTCGCACGCCGACAACACGCACGGCGGGCAACTGGCGCAGGCGAACACGCACGGGACGCCCGACACCGACAGCGCCCCGACCGCGCTGCATCACACGCTGGGTACGGGCGCGAATCAGGCGGCGTCGGGGAACCATCTGCACACGGGCGTGTATCTTCCGGTCACGGGCGCGGGTGCGAACGGCGGCACGGCGACGCTGGACGGCACCGGGAAGGTTCCCGACAGCCAGATACCCGCCGCCATCGCCCGCGACGCTGAGGTCGCTGCGGCGTACGCGATCATCAATCACATACACGGCACGAGCGGGTATCCCCAGATCAACACGGGCGGCATTGCCGATCTGGCGATCACGGCGGCGAAACTGGCGGCGGGTGCGGTCATCCGGGCCGCAATCGCGGCAGGCGCGGTCGGGACGAACGAACTGGGTGCGAACGCGGTCACGACAGCGATTATCGCTGACAACGCCGTCACCACACCGAAGATCGCAGACACCAGTGTGACCGCGTCGAAACTGGGTGCAAGCGCGGTCGGCCCGACGGCACTCGCGGCGAACGCGGTCACATCGGGCGCACTCGCGGATAACGCGGTGACGACGCCGAAGATTCAGGACGCCTCAGTAACGACCGCGAAGCTGGCACCGGGCGCGATCACGGCGGCGTCGATTGCCGATGGCGCGGTCACACCGGGGGGCGCAAACTCAGTTCATATCGCCGCGCTGAACCGATTCAACGCGGCGGGACAGCCGCTGGCGTATGCGGGCGGGAACCTCGACCTGCAACTGCATGTGGACAGTCTGACGGCGGGACAGAACCGCGCCGTGCTGATCGCGATCAACGGGCAGGGGAACCACTACGCGGTGCCCGGTCAGGCGGTCACGGGTGTCATTTCATCCGCGAATCTTCCCACGGCGGGCGTTGACACCGCGCCCCTCGCGTTCGTCACCCTCAGATTCGGGCAGACGCAGATTGTGCAACTCGACATTGCACCCTTCCGCGACCTGCTGAGTTACAACGGGGGCGGGGCCAGCGGCGGGTCGGTTGTCGGTCACATGCACGGTCGCACGGCGGGTGAATCGCGGGTCGAGGCGGTCGGCCTGATGCCGGGGTTCGCGCACTCGACCTCGACGCCGTCGAAAAACATCGTCATCGAACCGATGACCTTCGGCAACAGCGCGGGCGTCGTATCGACACTGGGTCAGCAGTCAATCGGCCCGGTTCCCGATGTCGCGTCGGGTATCAGCATCTTTCCCGTGTACATCCTCAGGTCATCCGGCGTCTATGTGATCGGCACGCCGACCAATAGCCCGACATCGACGCTTCCGGCGCGGCCCGCGTTCAATCTGACGCAACAGGTGCCGATCTGCTATATCGTCAACCGCGCAGGCGCACTCAATATCCGCGACTACGATGCCGACGACGGCACGAACGGGTATCTGCTTGACGCACGGGTCTGGACATCGACGGGCGGTTCGGGCGGTGCCGGGTCGGGCGCGGCGGTCAGTGACGGCGGCACGGGCCAGACCAGTTTCCCGCAGGGTCTGATCTGGCAGGCGACATCGCCGCCCGGAACCGCGCCCCTTTCCACCATCCCGGCGACGGCGGGTACAAATCTGGGGCTGGCGATCAACCCCGTGGTCGGCGCGGTGACGGGCGGCGGAACGGTCGATGTCCAGCAGGTCGGCGGCGGGCAGGTCAACAACGGCGCGACCGCACTAGGGCGCATCGTCGGCACGCACGTTCTCGCGCCGACGAAGAATGGCGCGGGCGTGGCGACGGAAAGCGTGGGGCTGAAGGTCGATGCGCCCGCGAACGGCACAAATACCGCGAGTGCGGTGTTCAATGGCCCGGTCATGGTCAACACGGATGTCGTGAACCCTGCGAACAATGTCGCGCTATCCGTCACGGGAAATCTCAACTCGACGAACACCGCCGCTGTCGGCATCAATGTCACGACGATCCTCAAACCCGTGGGGTCAAACACCCTTGGCTACGTTCAGCAGATTTCTGGCGGCGTTGATACATCCGGGGGAACGATGGGCACCGCCATCGGGCTGAATATCGTCGCGCCGACGAAAACGGGGCCAAACACCCCTGCCATCGCTGCAAGCCTCAACGTGTCGCAGCCGAATATCGGCACGACGAACTACGCGGCGCTGTTTAGCGGTGGGGTCGGCATTCTCGGTGCGAACGGATTCCCGGCGAGTCCACAGAGCGGTATGACGTTCTATCGGAATGACAGCCACTGCTGGTACTGGTTTGACGGC